ACCAATCCGTCGCCTGGTGACCCCAATCCTCATACCATTCCACATAGGCGTTTATTTTTTTAGGAAGTTCTCGATGTTCCCCGCGTAGCCGATAATCTCTATCCCCAGGGCCATCCGGCTTCCCTTCACCGGCTGCCCGAGCAGAAGCGGGAGGAAACGCTTTTTGTTCGGGAGCGTGCAGGGGACGGGCTTGTCGTCCTCCGCCAAATCCCATTCTTGAACGGCGTCGATCACGAGCTCCGTCATCATCGCGCTGATCCGGCCGCGGTCCTCGGCGTCGTTGGTCGACATGAGATTCGTCGGGCGGACCCTGAGCTTGAGGATGCGCCGGCCGTCCGGCGCCGCCTCCAGGAGCTCGGTGTCCAGATCGAACTCCAGCCATTCGCTGAGCGGGATCGTCTCTTTGATGTTCGCCATGATCTCTCCTTAGCCGAGGTAATCCGTCGCCTGGACGTTCTCGATTTCGATGTAGGGCCGCTTGTAGCTCATGCCGGTGGGATTCGAGTCCGCCTCGATGGCCCTCATCGAGAGGCCGTATTTCAGGACGTCATCGTCCGAGACCTCAGGGTCGGTCAGGACGAGGCCCGGATAATAGAGCTTAAGGTAGTAGTGATACGTGGTCGAGATAACCGCGCCCGTGAAGGTGATGACCGCTTTCTGGACGGTCCCGGCTTTCATCGTCGCCAGGAAGGCCATCGCTACGCTCGAATCCGCCCGGGGGAAATTCAACTTCAGCGTGATCTCGCCCTTTGTCCCGTTGTCCAGCGGCTCGCGGATCGTCTGTGACCCGGCGATGTATTCGCTGTCGAGGGGCCGCTTCCATTGGGGGTCGAATCCATTGATGACGAGGGCGGTCGTCCCGGTGGCGTCAGCTCCGCTCTGGGTGTTCATATAGAACGCGGCCTGATTGAACAGGGCGATGTTCGCGCCGTCCCGGCTCGCCGCCGTCAGCGCGGCCATCTGCGTGTCCCCGTTGACGGCGCTATCGTCGATGAGCGTATTTCCGCGCCCCTTGACGTCGGCCACGATCTGACCCTTGTCCAACTTCAGGCCGAGCTCCATCGGCTTGAAACTCGGGATGGAATAAACCTTCCCCGGATACTCGCGCGCAAGAGTGCCGAACAGGCCGGCCGTGGTGTCCGCCCATTGGAAGGTATGTTTGTAGACGCCCGTCGTAACCGTCGAAGGCGTCCCCGCCGTGCCGAAGAGCATGGCGATCATCCGGCCCAGCGCGCCCATCTCGTATCGGAACTTGGACGTGATCGCCGGCTCCGGAGCCTTGACGTTCCCCTGGGTAAAGACTTTGGAGAAGATTTCATCGGCCTCGTCGGAGAACTCGAAGTCCTGCTTGAAATTCATCCCCGACATTTTCTGGAACAGGATCTCGTCCGTTGCGCCGAGGGCGACTTCCGTCCCCCAGGTCGAACCCTTTTTGAAACCCGCCGCAAAGAATCGCTTTTCCGCCGTAGTGGGAGTGGCCATGATAGTTATTCCTCCTCGCCTTTTTTGGGCTTTTTAACCGGCGCGAGGAGCTCCGCGTGGCCCGTGGAAATCCACAGGTCCGGCACTCCCGCCGGAAATTGGTCGAAGTTGTAGGTCTTCCCTTTTTCGAGAATCCCGTAGCGCGACTGCGTTTGGTCCGCCTTCCATACGAATTGTCTCATGTTGTCCTCCGTCACAGCGCCCCATAATTCGCGGAGAGCTGGACCATGATCTTCTGATCGAAGAAACCGAATCCTTCGAGTGAGAGATAGCCGTCGTCGGTCTCCCACTCGCCTATGCGAACTTGGACCGCGAGCGTGGAAAGGGTCCCCGCTCCGGCCCCGGGCTTCGTGTCGTCGTTGATGGCTTTTTGAATATCGGTCAGGGCCTTGGCCAGCGCCGAGACCGTGTCCGTGGTATCGGAGACGATGCCCTTGACCGAGACGTAAAATGTCTCCGCATAGAGCTCGTCTCCATCATATTCGGGCTTCTCGGAATCCATGAGATGGACGCTATAGGTCGGGAACCCGACGCACTCCCTCCAATGCGTGAATCTCTTATTGACCGCGCTCGGGGTATAGTTGTAATTCGCGCCGGCCGTGATCGCAGAGAGAACCGTCACGATCCGATTGATTACCGTCAGGCGATTGGGCGTTGCGGGGCTGGACATGGGTTAATCCATTTGGCCGTATTTCCCGGACGACCCGCCGAGCGCGGCAATCTTGCGGGCCTCTTCAAGGACGTATTCCGGCGTGGCCATAGCCTCAAGGTAGGCGATCCGCTGTGCCATCGGGCCAGAAAACCAATTCGTAGGCGGCAAAGTTACTTCGTCCTTGAGGATGTAGAGGAAGTCAATCGGAGCGGTCCATTTTCCCCTGACTTTTTTGATAGTCTGGAGAATATAAAATGTTTTATTATGAACTTTAATAAAGCGCCCACCTGGATGATTGGCGATTGTCCCTTGAACTCCGGGAAACGGAACGGTCAATTTCTTGCCCTTGCTGTGAATTGTGCCGCCTTCGTCTTGAATCCTGGCATAGACGACGCTCTTCGTTCCGCCGACTCCCGTCCCCAGGGCGATCTTATATGAGCTCTCTCCGCCTTGGCTTATGTCCATCCCGATATTTTTTGACAGCGCCCCTCCGCCTGGATGTTTGGGGCTTTTTTGTAGCCCGGCAGCCGAACGCTTAAGAATCTTGATAGTATCCGAGCCCCATCCGGTAATCACTTTCTTGAACGCCGAAGGAATGGCAAGGAGCTCCTGCGTCTTGCGGATCGCCCCTCCAAAATCGGCGCTGAATCGGATGGGCATTTCAGATCCTGATGTCCTTGTATTGGTCGAGCGTATCTTGGACTTCCTTGAGAAGCCCGGACGTCTGAGAGCGCGTTACGCTGCCATCCGGGAATGTCCGGCTCACTTCTCCCCAATCGCGCTTCTTGAACGCCTGGAAATCGGCCGCTATCTGGACGAGGGCCGCCAGCTTCAGGTCCGCCGGCAGTACCGTCTCTCCCGTCCCCGGCGTCGTCCCTTGGACAACGTAGCCGGCCTTGAATGATGTCAGGACGACGTTCTTCCGGCCCTTCATCCAAACCGCTCCGACGCGCTTGAGCATCCCCTCATTCTCGTAGAGAATTACATCATCTAGGTCCTCATCGTCTCCCACCGTCAGCGTGTTCAAGCCGTCAACGCAGGCCCCGATTGAGACGACCGGATATCTGGGCAGGCAGAGAACGCCGGCCCCGTTGCCGTCCAGGTAAAGCGTCGCGTCCGTGGCCAGGGCGAAGTCCCGATTGCAGTAATTGGAGAACTTCGCGCTCACGGCGTCGATGATCGTTTCGATGACCGGATCGTCCCCGGTATCCGTAGCAGCCTTGCCCAAATAGGCCCGGGCAGCGGAGAGGGTGACCAAGGAAGTCGATAGGACGCTCATAATCTCAGCTTCCTCGGCCGCCCGGCCTTGTTGGCCGCCGGCGCCGGCTGCATCTTATTCTCGGGGGCGGCGGGAATCGCCTTGGCCGCGGCCGGCAGGGATGCGCGTCCGTCTTCAAGTAGCACGGCCGCGATCCTCATAGGAATCTCGGCCTCTTCTCCGCTCTTGAACTGAGACGGATTGATTCCGTCCAGGCTCCCGTTCCAATCGATGTTGAACCGTATAATCATGGTTCCTTCCTTCCCCCTGATATGGCCGATCACTTTCAGGCTTAAGGGAACGGATGGGCGGCCGGACAATCTCCGAACCGCCCATCCGCTTGAAAGCACGTTACCTGCCTCGTACCCTACGGCCTTACGCCGTGACCTGCGTCACCGGAACGTGCCGGGGCCGAGCGCGGAGAACGATGGCGCCGAAGATGCCGCCCGTGCCGGGGGAGCCCGTGTAGCTCTTCAGGTCGACGCGCAGGTATCGCTTCGAGCCGATGTACCCGAACTCCTTGAGGATGTTGTCCTCGGCGGCGGCGAAGGTCGACTCGGAGCCGAGAAGATCGGCGTCGGCCACGGCCGTGAAGGTCGAGTGGTCGTCCGACTCCTTGAGCTCGAAGGTCGCCAGCGTCCCGTCCGTGATGGTCCCGGAGAAGATCTGGATGCGGACCGCCTCGTAGCCGGAGATGTCGACGTAGGCGTCGCCATTGTGGGCCGTGGCATAGAGGGCGGGGTAGATGGAGAGGAGCCCCAATTCCTGGTTATATTTGTCGATCACGTTGTCCTCCTGTTACGCCTTGAGCGTGTAGATCTTGCCGGCCTCGGCCAGGACGACCTGACCGCCGACGCGCTTCCGGGCGCTGATCTCGACGGAGCCGGTGGACTTGGAGCTGTAGGGATCGACCAGGATCTCCATCACGATCCGGTCTACGATGTAGTAGAACGAGCGCCAGTCGGCGATGGCGACGGCCTTGTAGCTCGATCCTTCGGCGGGCATATCGACGCATTCCACGAAGGGGGCGCCGAGCACGTTGCCGGGGGAGCCGAGCTCCAAGCCGGGGCGCCACAGATAGGCGCCGGTCGTCGCGTTGGTGAGCAAGGAGATCGCCAGGGTCGAGGACCGCTTCCAGACCCAGGTCGCGTTTTTGGCGTAGCGGTCGTTGAGGGAGTAGAACAGGGACTTCAGATCGTCGGCCGTGATCTTCGCGCTCGTGGTAACGCCCGTGAAGCCGGTGACGTCCGGATGCGAGAGGAAGCCCTGGGGCTTGCCCACGCCGTTGCCGCTGACGAAAGCCGTGCCCTCGGCCACGCCGAACTGCTCCGCGAATTCGTCGCGGAGGAAGCTCTGGAGATCGAAAGCCGCGTCCTCGAGATCCTGGCGGCTGACCTTGGCCAGCGCGAACATCTCGTGAACGGGCAGCTCTTCGAGCCCGATCTTCGGATTGGTCGTTTCGCTCCGGGTCCCGATTTCGGAGACCCACGACGCGGAAGCCGAGGAGGTCTTCTTCGGGATCTGGACGGACCGATTCGTGGTGGACCGGACGCGCGCCAGCGACCGGATCGGCGAGTAGAGCACGTCGATCTTGATCATGTCGTTGACGAACTCGGGCAGGGCATAGTAGCCGCCGGTCGTGTTGTCCGAGACCATCATGGTCTTGCCCTCGCTCGGGCCGGCCCAGGCACGGGATTCGGCATGGACGGCGCTTTCCTTCTCGTCCATCTTCTGTCCGAGCAACGCCTTCCGGAAGCCGCTCCACCAGGACTTGCTCTTCTCCTCGGGTTTCTGCTGCCCGCCGGCCGGAGGGGCCTGGAGCCGGGCGATGGCCGTGTTGATCTCGGCGAGCTTGGCCTCGATCTTGTCCTGGACGGCCTTCAGCTCGGTCTCGCCGATCTTGCCCTTGAGCTTCTCGTCGTTGGCCGTCTGGAAGGCGACGATGGCCTTCTTCTGCTCTTCGATGAGCTGGGTTTTGAGTTCTTCGGGGGTCATAGTGACTCCTTATCTGTGGAATAGTCCGGCGATCTCTCCGACCGCGGACTTCGCGGCCTCGAAGAAAGGCGCGAGGTCGCTATCCGACAGCGGCTCCTGTCCGCGAGTGCCCGATTGCGGCTCGTCGGTTTTCAAGAGTGCTTCCAGGGATTCGATAGATTGACGGATCAGCTCCGCGCTTCCGTCCGATATGATTTGTCCGGATTTGATTTCCTGCTCAAGCTCGTCTAGAGTCTTGAAATCCGGCGCTTCCTTGTTGAATTCCGCATAATGCTTGGCCAGGTGCCCGTAGACCCCGCGCCGGTCGGATTCGGGAATGCTCACGCCGCCGCGGCTACCGAGGAGCGCGCCCATCGCCGCGGCCACGCCCCGCCAAACGGCCTTGTGCCCGTCCGCATGGTGGTGCGGGAGCTTATACGAGGACTTCACGTCCGGGTTTTCGGCGTCGTACCAGGCGCAAATCGCCTTGAGGTCAGCGGGCGACGCCTTCGCTATCTCGGCCGGGCCGTCCCACGCCTCGCCCTCGGGCGCCTTGCCGTAATCGTGGTAGGGGATGGCCGCCTTCGTCTCGCTTTTGATATCCGTCACCCGGGCTTCCGTGTTCATCGGCCACGGGCAGACGGAGCCTTCGAAGAGCCGGACTTCGGACAGATCGCGCACGCCGTCCGTCCCCGTGTTCTCTTTAATCGTTTCGTATCCCATTGAGAGGCCCGTGACGGCCTTCCGCTTCATCGCCATGTGCAACTGACGAGGCTCCATGAGCGGCTTTCCCTCGAAATCCGAGAGGTACAGCTTGCCGTTCATCTTGAGGCCGCGCTGATCCTCTTCGGCCGTGAAGTCGCCGGCCGGAATCTTTGCACTGTTGTGAACGTAGAACAGCGGGAAAACATGATTCTCGGCGAGCGTCTTTTTGAAGGCGCCGTGCCGGACGCGATCCTTGCCGAGGTCGACATTGTCGAAGACGGACAGATAGCCGGTGAACTCGCCGTCGTCCGTGATCTCTTTGACGCTGAAACGAAACGCCTTGAACTCAATCTCTTTTGGCATGACGCCTCCTCAGTCCACGCCCGGCGCTGTGGTACATAAACAATTCACGACTTCACCGGCGCTTCCTCTGGGATCTCCCGGGTAAGACATCGCCTCTCCGCCGACAATAAAATCTTCGTCTAAGCTGACTTCTTGGCTATCGGCTTCCATGTGCGCCTCGCGTGATTCTGGGACAAATGAGCATATCCATATTTTTTTAGTGATATATTCGTTCTGTTTATAACCTTCGACCTGGAAGCCATTTTCCACTTTCGCCGTCTCGGTCCGGGCGATCTGGCGGCAGCGCCAGCCCGCGAAGTCGCCGAGTTTCCGGATGAGGGCCTGTGTAAGTTGCTCGGTCGTCCAATTCTCTTTCTCGGCTAGGGCCAGCTCTTCCACGACATAGGCCATAGTCGTCTCGGAAATCTTCGTGCCGCTCCGGAGGATCATGTCGTCTAGATGGCGCTTCTGCTCGTCCGTCAGGTTGAACAGGTCGACCTTTTCCTCTATGTCCGGTAGCTCGCCCTTGGCCGTCCTTGCTCCGGCGTTCCCGGCGCGCTGCGCCGCGGCCAGGGCCCAGGGAATGACGGCCGCATGAAATGCCCGGGCCTCGGAAACGAGGTTGACGTGGTGCGGCGTCTTGCCTACGCGCTGGGCCTGTTCCTTGAGGAAAGCGCGTGCAATCCCAGTCAATCCCTTTTCCTTCGTCTCAACGCGGGCGACGAAGTTATCCCACAGGGCGCGCTTCTGTTCGGGAGCCGCCCATGAGACCTTGACACGGAATGACTTTTTCGGCGGGACGGCCGCGGGCGCCTGCACCGGTTGCTTCGGAGGCGGATTCTGCGGAGCCGCGGGAGGGGGCGTCTGACCCGGGGCCACGATGACCGGCGCCGGCTTCGGAGTGCTCGCCTGATCGAGCGGTACCAGCGTATTCGGGACGAGGATCAAATCTCCCTCGGGACCGTCCAGGGGATCAATGCCCAAAGCCTCGCGTTTCTCATTCACGCTCATGAAATCGGCCTGGGAGATATACAGGAACTTATTTTTCCGGTCCTCCTGCAAGAGCTCGATGGCGTCCTTATCCATGTCGAGCGTCACGCCGTCCTTGTACATCGGGCAAAGCCAACGGTTGAGCTCGTCGATGAATTCGTACATCAACGGGAGCACGGTATCCGTATAGAGTGCCCGACGCGCTTCCTGGTAATTCGAGTAAGTCTTGCTCTGACTATCACCAATGAGCTCCGGAGCGATGTTGTAGACGGCCGCGATCTCGCGCTTGTTGAAGATCGACGCCTTCAACCAATCCAAATCCTTCGGATTCATCGAAATCTGCTGCCACTTGAGACCGCCTTCGAGGACAAGGGGCTTTCCGGCGTTCTCGTAGCCCTGGTATTCGGCCAAGACGGCATCGAGACGTGCGCGCTGCTCGGGGCTCAATCCGCCCTCCGTGGCCAGGACGCCCGGCGGCCTCATGTCGTTTTGGAGCAGGCGCATATTCCATTCGGCGGCCATATTGGCCACGTCAACGCCTCGGGCGGCTACGGCCAATGGAGACAGGCCGTAGAAATCGTCTGTCGGATGAAAGAGCCGAGAATGGAGAATATCCTCAACGGCGATCGGGACCGGGATCGCGCCCGTCTGGGATCGGTATTCATACGAGCCGACGAGCTGGGCGCCGGTGCCCGGGACGATGTACATCCGGTGAGGCATAGGAAGGAAAAGGGCTCCCGGCGGGAACGACGGCCCGGTACGCGCTGCCTGAATGTACGAATTCCCGGAGAGCAGCAAATAGGAGAACCGCTTGGCCAGAAATTGCCGCTTCCCGTCGTATTGATTCGGGCGAGCGAGGAGGTCCAGGACCGGATGCGTGTCGAGGTCCGATCCGTCCTTGGCTATGGCCTTGAATTCGATTCCGGCCGCCGTCCGCGCGATTAGCGTCACGCAGGAATAGACGGCCATGCACTTTTCATATCCCTCTTTCTCAAGGGTCAGGTAATCTTGCCGGCTCCAAACAGCGGCGCGCCCGAGTCCGAAGAGGATGGTCCGGGCAAGAGGGTCGTCGACCGCGCCGCTCGCCTTCTTCGTGGCGCTCGGCACGTCGCCGAAGAGAACGAACCTCGCGCGGTCGATGATATTCATGGGATCGATCCTTTGCATCCCTCGATTAGTTGAAGCCGACGAGTCCGATCTTGACGTTGATCGCGCCGGCCGTCTTGTTCTGGACCTTGACGACGCCAGAATCCACATAGACGTTGATCGTCGAGGAGTTGTCCTTCGTCGCCGTATAGGCCGCGTTGGTCATGAGGGCTCCGCCCACGGCCGTTGGCGTCATGAGGAAATACTGATTCAGCGCCGTGGCCTCTTTAATCATCACGATTCCCACTACGCCAGCCGGAATGGTCGTCGTCAGGACGCCGTCGGCCGCAAGAGCCGCATTCGAGGCGTTGTAAATCGAGGCGCCCTTGATCGTGGAGGGAAGATCCGCATCCGCGATAGATCCGGCTGACACGGTTCCGGAAGATGCTTTTACGTAGCCGGTCAAGCTGGTTGGAAGCGTCACGGTTCCGGTGAAAGAGGGAGAGGCGGCCGGCGCCTTAGCGTCGATTTGGGTTTGAATCGCGCTCGTTACGTTGTGGACGTACCCGAGCTCCGTATCCGTCGTCGAAGACGAGGTAATGGCCTTTGAAGCATTGAGCGTTAGGGCCGTGCTCGCCGTGCCGCCGCTGACGGTCACGCTCGTATAAGTCGGCGTTCCGGTCAGGGCATAGGATAGGCCCGAAGTATCCGTAGCCCACGTTCCCGAGGCCGCCCGGACATACCAATGATTCAGGGAGCCAAGGACGAGGGTAACGGAGGCATAGGTTTCGCCGGCCGTAGTGTTCCTGACGTACTGACCAACGCCCGAATTGGCGATATAATCCGCCCCCGGCGCCTGCACGGTGACATTACCCGAATTCACTTTTACGAGAGTGACCGAGAATCCGATGCTGGACGCCTCAAGCGAAGGCAGGTAGAAAATCCGCGCCGAGGTGCTGTTCATCAGGATCGTCGTCCCGTTGTCCGTCACGTCAATCGAATAGTTGGCCGTCTTGACCTGGACGACGTCGGCGGCGGCGAAGGCCACGGCGAACAGTACCGCGGCGAAGATGGCTAGAGTCTTTTTCATGGTGTTACCTCCGTCCGGGTATCCAGGCCATCGCCTCGGCCTGTCTCGCCTCGGAATAAATGCCATAGCGGACCGCGCTCATGGCGTGATCGTCGAAGTCTACGGGATCGGGCAGCGGCTCCCCGTTCTTGTCCGTCTTGTATCTGTATTTCCGAGCCTCGTTGATAATGTTCTCCGACCCCGCGAGAATATGGACCTTGACGGATCGGAGGAAGTCGATTCCGGCGCGGACGCTATCCTGGCCCTTGAGCGCCGGGACCGCGTTGATGCCTTCGCGGAAAAGCTCTTCGATGCTCTTGGGCTCGGCGCTATCCCAATAGGACGTGAGGCGCCTGTCGTAGCGGGCGTCGTTTTTCATCCGGGCGGCTAGGTCCTGGTTGGTCAGGCCCGGCTGGTAAATGATTTCCTCAAGCCAATATTCGTTAGCCTTGCGGTAGATCTTGACGAGCGCGGCCGGGTCGACGCTATAGCCGAAGTCCCCGCCATAAAAGATGGCGTCGACGGCCGCCGGCAATTCGGATACAACATCCCATCCGAAGATGACGCCCTTCGCAAGCGCCCAGAGCCCGAAACGGTAAATATCGCGGGCAACTTGGTCCTGAATCATGTCCAGGCGCGCCCGGTACGTATCCCGCACTTCCTTGATCGGATTATCGTCAATGGTCGACCGATGGACCGTAGCATCTGGGTCTACGTTGTCGAAGAAGCGGCGCTTGAGCCACGGCGCTAAG